CATCCGGTCTTGATATCGCAGGGCTTAGGTCGGCCATGGAACGCGACCGCCGCCGCGTCGGCAGGTGGGGATCTCTGGCACTCGTGGACCTTGTAGGAGGCGATGCTTCGCTCTCCAAAAAGGTCGCGGAAGGTGTCGAACCCTATGCCGCGCGCTGCCAATTGGTCTTCGATAAATGCCTGGTCACCGATGCGCGGGCGGATCTGCTTATCGTATTTCAGCGCGTTTCCGTGCGGCGACTTAGCGTATTCTGCTGCTATGAATGAGTAATCTCCACACCACGCCATCGCCGTGCTGCATAGCATTGACGGCCTGTAGTATTCATGCGCCGCGGTGAAGCGGTGCTGATGCGCGGCTATCTTGTTCAGAGAGCCAACTACCACCGTATCCAGATCGAAATACAGCGTCGGACCGGTGAAGTGCTCGAACAATTCCAGCTTAGACCACCACCCGCGCCATTTTCGGCGCATGGCCACCGATTCACAATTGACCGGCATGTCGGTTAGGCAAACGAAGCGGTGCGGCAGTGTTATGTGACGAGCGACTCCACGTCGGAGTTTGTCCACCCATCCGCCATCATACGCGCCACCACTTCGCAGGACGCACGCAACCGTCAGTGGTCGTTCTTCTCCAGCCATTCCGCGACCATGCCCCTGATCTCATTCACGATGTCGCGCCGGACAAGTATCTGGTCACGCATCGAATACCGCTTCTCTGGAGGAAGGTGCACAAACGGCAAGTCGTTCAAGGTGACGCGGCCACCGCGGCGCATTTCGACGTGAGACGGCCTGTCTTTGAACTTCGCCAACACAGCGGACGTATCCGTCAGAACCTCGGATTCCGGCAACACATCTGTGTAGTCGTTGACGATGCACGGAACGTTCACGCCGAGCTGCTGTGCCGCCCAAAGCCTCGATCCGCCGAGATATTCCGATACGATAAGGTCATCACGGCGCCTGAGCGCCGGTGGAATCTCATCGCACCGGCGGCGGTCGAGCATGCCGGCGGACACCATGATCGGGTTGCGGAACCCCTCTCGCCTGATACTTTCGGTCAGGCGCTCGTAGTGTCCCGACACCTCATTGAAGCGGTCGACGTAATGCCGCTCCATAAGGTCGCGCACGGGCTCGTATCGGTAGTGGTGCCAATGGTATTTTCCGCGCCACCCGCCCGATATCTCCGGGAGGTAGCGCGGGGATGTCAGGTTGAAGATGCGATCGGGCGGCAGCACCGCATAGCGCACGATACACCGTCGCATCACTCTTCCTCGCCGACCGTCCGCCACACCCTATAGGGTGCCAGGAGCGCCCGGACAGTGCGCGGTAGCACCGCGTCGCCGACAAGCTTCGGGTCGGGCTCGCGCGACCAGTAAAGGTCCGCCATCACCAGCAGGATCGCCGCCTGAATAGCTGGATTCACCTGGATCGCCGTGCCGTCATCGCCCGTAGGTGCCGTGGTTTCGTAAATGACTCTGTCGATGTGCTCAGCAACGATGATCGCCGCCGCATCGAGATACAGCCCGATCTCAGTGTCCGCATCGTCGTGCAGAACCCGCAAATGGCGCTTGGCGGTATCAAGCGAAACCAGCGACATTGCCGCTCCTCATGCGGCAGATGCCGCTCCAGCGGCGCGCAGCGCGTCCGCGAATGTCATTTTTGGGTAAGCGGTCAGCGCACTATGGGGTGAGGCATTCAGCACCTCGACGCCCATGCGCCGGATCGGCTCAGCCTGCGCATCCAGCACGCAGCGCCAGCGCGCCAGAGACCTGCGCGTCGGATTGCGAAGTCCGTTCTGGTGCTTGCCGTGCCAATGAATGCCGTTCTCGTCGTGGAGGTCGAAACCGACCAGCACGATGCGTCGCACTCCGCACTGGATGGCGAAATTCACAGCCTGAAAGCCGGAATTTCCGCCTGATCCGAGCATTCCGAAGCGGTGCACGAGGATTTCGTCGCGCCGTCCGTCGATTTTTACCTGCCGGACGCCCAAACTAGCGTCGCGAACGTCCCCTCCAACGCGCAGCCCGGCAAATCCAGCGCCGAACCTGTTGTGCGCCCACCAATCGTAGTCGCAGGCGTAGAGAACGTCGGCCCATGGGCATAGCCGCCACGAGTTATTGACCGCTATGAACCGGACTTTGCCGCGCGATTCTTGTAGGGGCGTCTCTGACGCGCTGGGGCCTCCTGCGACGATGACGCAGGTGTCACCGAGCCACCGGGGCCACCAGCCGGGGGCTCCGGAAAAGGCTCTGGAGCCCCGAAGGAGATGGGCGCTGCCGGGGATTCCTCTGGCTCTGGGATGTGCACGGCGTACCCAAGGGCTATAAGCTCCTTGGCCTTGAAGTCATCAACCTCAACAACGGCGCCCTTGCGGGTATAGACATTGCCGTCGAGAAGAGTTTTTAACGCCTGAATGCGCATTCTAGAACCCTTGGAAAGGTAGGGGCGGCAATTTGGCCGCCCCTATATTTACCATCACGCGCTGGTAACCGTGTCCACGTCGCCGGTGACGAACGACTCCGGCCGATATACGGCCAGGGCAAGGCGCTCTTCAACGCGGATGGTGAACATGTTCTTCTCGAAGTCGTCGGCGTTCTCGCTCGAGAGCATGACCTCAACGCCCATGCGGTCGAAAATCTGAGCGCCTAGGTTGAACGCGCCGGTCAGGAACTCGCCGGAGGCCATGGCCTGGGTCTGCACCACCGGCAGGCCCCACAGGGACGGGCCGATCGGGGACTGAGCATTGCCGACGATGTAGCGGCCCTCGTTGTCCTTAGTGAGCTCAATGCGCGCCCAGTCGATCGGGTTCAGCACGAAGCCGCTGGCCGGATACTCGGCGAGGATGACCTGCAGGACAGCCAGGCGCAGGCGGTCGATCGGGGTCTCGTCCGAAGCGTTGAACGCCGGAGCGAAGGCCGTGGCCTGGTTCAGGATGCCGTTCAGGTTCTGGCCGGTGCCGTTGCCGTTCAGCAGCTGCTGCTCCTCGACATACTTCAGGCCATAGGAGCCACGAGCGTTGATGTAGCTCGCGAGGCCGGGCGCATCGTCCAGGATCTGGCGCGACGCCTTGAAAATGTGCGCAATGGTGCGCACCGGCGCCGAGTACATGTTGAACGTCAGGTCGGACTTCGGCTTCGTGGTGCCTTCCGTGACCGGACGGGCATTGTTGGTGAAGCCGGTCTCCTTGACGTACTCGACGTTGCTCGAGGCGGTCGTGCCGGTGGCGAGCAGGTCACGGATGGTGAACTGACGGTTCGGCGGAGCGACGATGCCGGGAACGCGGGCGCCGGGCACCAGCGAGGTGCCGGACGAGCGGCCAGCGCCGACGGTGGTGTTGCCGCTGGTGATGTCGGCGCGCTCGGCGCTAACGCGGATGGCGCCACGCCAGCCGCCGCCGATATCGGTGGCCTTGAAGGCGTCGGACGCAACAACCTGGTCACCCAGGCCGGACTCGGCGTCAGCGGCAGGGGCCTCGCGCTCGGTGGCGGCGCGCTTCTCAAGCTCGGAGATGCGGGTGGCCATGGTGCCGAGTTCGGACAGCGCCTTGTCGGTCTTGTCCTTCAGGTCGACGGAGACTTCGCCGTGCTTGGTAAGCTGGGCGGTGAAGTCAGTGGCCAGGTTGCCGACCTTTTCCTTGATCGAGGCAATGGACTGGCCAAGCTCGCCGATCTTCTCGGCAAGCGGGGAAGCTTCGGACATAAAGTCCTCCTAATTAGATGGGAAAGGTTCGCGCTTCGGTCAGCGCCAGATTGACGGCCGCCAAAGCAGCGGCATCCGCATCGACATCAGGCTCCCCCTGATCCGCCTTGAGGTAGAGCCGAGCGGCCCGCTCCGCCTCCGAATTCGACAAACCCATCAGGCCCCTGATGCCGTTTTCGAACTCGCGAATTGTGATCTTCTCGCCGGACGCCATCTTGGCGACAAGCGCCTCGGCAGCCTCACGCTTGGACTGGTTGGCGACCTTCATGCGACGCACGGCCGACGGCTGCGCCGCAGCGCCAAGGCGCTCCAGCGTCTCGTCAAGCGTGGCGATCCGATCGGCCATGCCGCGGTCGAGCAACTCCTCCGCATAGAAGACGCGGCCCTGCCCGAAGCGGTCCTCGACCGTTGAACGAGACACGCCACGACCAGCCGCAACAGCCTCGATGAACCGCCCATAGGAACGGTTCACGCTCTCCTGAATGTGGGCGAGCGCTTCCTCGCCAAGTGGCTCTGTCTCGTTGCCCTCAACCTTGTAGCGGCCGGCGGAAATGTATGTCCGCTTGATGCCGCGCCGCGCCAAAGCCACCGATACGTCGTCATGGGCGGTGTAAACGCCAATCGAACCGGCCTTGCCCGAGGGCGTGACGACGATTTCGTCGGCAGAACTCGCGAGCCAGTAGGCAGCACTCGCCGCCAGGCTATTCACCTGCGCGATAATCGGCTTTTCACCGCGAAGCCGTCGGATTTCAGTCGCGAGCTCGTCCGCACCGGGAACTGCGCCACCGGGACTGTCGATATCCAGCACAACGGCTTTGACGTCTTCGTTGGACATGGCCGCGTGAAGAGATGCCTTGAGCGCTGAATAGGACGTGCCGCCACTCATGGCCGACATCATGTCCATCTTCTGCGCCAGCACACCTTCGACCAAGATCAGGGCCACAGCGCCATCGATCTTGGCGATCGATGCGGCGCGAGCGTCCGAGATAGCCGCCGCAAGCTCGCCGGGCAGGAAGGCATCGCCAACTGCGCGCCCGACGAGAACATCTGCGAGGACGCCTAGCTTTTCCCGCTGAATAGCCCACGGCTCGGCCGCAAACGCCATCATGAGGTGCGGGAACCGAAGCGAGCCCTTCATGTCGTGCTTGGCCGGCTTCTTTTCCTGCGGCTTATCGTCGGCCTTGTCGGCCGGCTCAAGCTCGCTGTCGACGTACCACTTGTGGACCATGTCCATGTCGTCGAACTTGATCGCGTACGGGGTTTCGGCCGAGACCTGCTCCACCGTTCCGGTCTTCTGACCGGACATGTGGGGCTCGCCCTTGACCTTAACCCGGTCGCCTTCTTTGAATTTTGCCATCATCAAACCTTGCGAGGCGGGTCATCTTCCAGCGCCGGGCCACCGTTGTGGCCAAGCAGCGTCAGGGGGGTCATCGTGCCGTTGGCGATGAGTTGGTCGCCGCCGTCTTCGGGCGCCTTGTTCTCGTAGCGGCGCGCCTCGTTCGGCGTGTAGATGCTGCTGGTCACCAACTTGGACAGGAAATCTGCTCGCGCGGCGCTGTCGCCACGAAGCAGGCCTTCCATGTTGAACTTGACCGACAGGCGCCCCCGCTCCTGCGAGGTGAAAAGGTCGCGCCGAATGCCGTCCTCGATGCGCCTAAGCATCGGCGTGAGGCATGTCTTGGTGAACTGCAGGATCAACTGCTCGATGCCGCTGCCCCACGTCGTGGTGCCGTTGGCGGCATGCCCAATCATCACCGGCGGGACACCGAAAATCCGGCAGATCTGCTCGACGCTGAATTGCCGCGTCTCGAGCATCTGCGCATCTTGCGGGTTAATCGTAAGCTGCTGCGCCTTTAGGCCAGCCTCCAGCACGATGATTCCGCCCGCCTTGTCGGCGCCGGCGAAAGCCTGCAGGGAGTCCGCAATCTGCTTGCGCTGGTCCGCCTTCAAAACCTGGTCAGAAGACAGCATCATGCTCGCCAGCATGCCGTTGGCGAACATCTTGCCGGCCGACTTCTCACCGGACTGGGCGTTGCCCACCGCGTTGCGCACAGCGCCGATCGGAGACAGGCCGCGGTCTATGCCAGGGACCACGTAGCCGCGAATGTGCAGCATGCGGTCAGCCGCGACGCGACGCTTTCCGGTCTTCTCCGACACCTCGTAATAGCGCCGGTTGCGGTCGTCCCGCTTGACGTCCACGGACAGCGGCGCAAACGGAACAAGGCCCGCAATGCGCTCGCCCAAATAGACCTTTTCGGCGAAGAAATTCCCGTCCAGGCACAGGCTCAGCGCCGCCATCGACCAGAAATCGGTGGCGGTATCGAATTCGTTTGGCTGGTCATGCAGGAGGTCGTAAAGCCCCTCCTTGCTGGCCACCGTAACGCCGTCCGCGCCGTAGATGACGCAAGGGCACGTCACCACGGCATTGGAGATCAGGTTGACGCAGGCCCAAACCGCGTCGAGCCCCATCGCGCTGTCGTAGGTGACGCACTCGCCAGACGTGGTGCCTGTGCCGAAGAAGCCGCGCCAGAACGGCGCGTCGTCGCCCGACAGGCCAATCGGCCTGCCGAACCACTTGTCAAAAAATCCCATGGGCGTCCCCGCCCTCGCGGGGCGTCCTCACCACTGAACAGTGATGATATTGTTCACAAATTCGTCGACGTTGGGCCGGTCCTCGACCACTTCCCGCGCCTTCAGCCCAAGCGCCATGGCGGTAGCCACAGCGCCGTCGATGCGGAAACGGGTCTTGGACTTGTCCAGTTTCCTATTTCCTGAGGCATCCCGAACTACGATCGCATTCGCGAAGCAGAACCCAAGCACAGGGTTGCCGTTGTGCTTCAATCGCCGGTGGACCACCGACGCCTCAAGCGCCTCAACGGCCGGAGACATATCGCGAAAGCCCTGCCCCCACGGGATGAGCCGTATTCCTTCGCCAGCGGCGTCCTTGCCGTCGATATAGGCTCCGATACCGAGGCGCTGGAACTCCACGAGCAACTGCTCGATGCGCCAGCGATCATAGGCAAGGCCAAGAATGTTGAATTCGTCGCGTATCTCGCCGATGCGGCGCGCGACGTAGGAATAGTCCACGGCCCGCCCCGGAGGCGTCTCCAGCCACCCGTCCGCGGCCCATACATCATACGGCGCGCGGTCACGGCGAGCGTGGTCCAGCAGGAACTCTTTCGGCTTCCAGAACCAGGCGCCGATACGCTCTTCGCCGGCTTCTGCGGAAGCCCCGACAAGGGCCGTCAGGTCATGTACGCCAGAGAGGTCCAGCGCGAGATAGATGCCCTCGCCCGGAACAAGCGTCTTACCGGTTTCGCAGGCCCTCCACTCCGAACGCGCAATTAACGGCGTCTGCTGGTCTACGCGCTGATTGAGGTACAGGTTGCGAAACGCCGCCTCTTTCGATTTCTGGCGGTCGGCCTCGTCAGCAAGCGCTGCAAGGTCTTCCAGCGATCTGAAATCGCCAAGAGCCGGATTCGCTGCTGCCCAAGCATCCTTATCCAGAATGTCAGCTTCGTCCTCGGCGCAGTACAGATGCACCAGGATGCGGTCGTCGTCCGCCACCAGACCATCGTCGATCAGCTTCGACAGCGGGTGCTCCGGATCCGGAGATTGCGTCGAGATGACAAGCCCCAACGGCTCCTGCCGGGCGCCCTGAGACGTGTTCAACACGTCATAGAGCTCGGAATTACGCGATTGGGCGAGCTCGTCGTAGATCCACACCGACGGGTTCAGACCGTGCTTTGTGCCGGCATCCGCCGACAGCGCACGGTAGAATGATCCATTCTGTTTACACACAACCGTCTTGGTCGACGGCACGATGGTCAGGATCTGCGCCAGCTCCTCGTCTGCCTCCACGAGCTGACGGATGAACTTGAACACCTGCCCGGCCTGCTCGCGATCGTTCGCCGCAGAATAGATTTCACCGTTCAGTATGGCCTCGGGGCCAATGAGGTGCGCCAGCGCGATGGCGGCAATTATTGCGGTCTTCCCGTTCTTGCGGGCCACCGACAGAATGGCACGCCGCACCTTCCGGTTCGCACCCTTGTGCGGTGCGTACAGGTCAATGATGAACTGCTTCTGCCACGGGCGAAGCTTCATCAGCCCGCCCTGCCCCTCGCCGGACGGCACCTTCAGAAGCTCGATGAAGTCTATGACGCGCTGCGCGCGAGCAAGGCCAGCCTTGGAGACTCCGTCTCCCCGGCGCGCCCATTCGGGCCGTTGCACGGCCATGCTCTATTCCTATTTGCCGCCTATCAGTCCGGCGAACTTGCTTTTCGGCTTCTCGGCCGGCGGCGTCAGCGACGCTCTCGCCTTCGGATCAAGTCCAAGCCGGTCGCCGGTCGCCATCATCAGGCGAGCAGCGTCGTTGCGGATCTTAAACCAGGGATTCGGCACCAGATTGCCGGTGGCGCCAGGCACCAGAGGAGGCTCGGTCTTCAGAGCCTCGGTTGCGCGCTTATGATCGGCCCATGCCACGGCATAAATCGCTATCCCGCCGGCATCAGTCGAGGCATAAGTCTGTGGCGGCATGGCCGCCACGATCATTTCGAAGCAGTCGCGCGCGTCACCTTCGAGATAGTTCGGAATATACACGTCGCCGGCAGGCCGTATTGACGGCTCACGCTGCTTTCGCTTTCCGGGATTGCCCTTAAGCGCCTGCATTTCCGGCGTTTCAGGGCGCGGACCTCTTGCGCCCATTTATTACGTCCACTCAAGAAGCTATATGAGTATGAAGTGACCCGAAAAATTTTTTTCCGTCCATGTGGATGGACGAATCAAAAATTTTCGAGCATGGAAAGATCTCGAATCAAAAATTTTCGCCCACGTGATGGGCCGATTAAATTTTTTTCGACCATGGAAAAGCCAGGAGAAAATTTTTCGTCTATGGGGCGACTTCGAAGCTAAATTTTTCGACCATGGAGCGGCAAAATTTCATTTTTTTCTTTCTCTGGAGAGGATTTTTTTAAATTTTCTTTCCCGCATAGATCCAAAAATAAACTCGAAAACCTGCGGGATTTAACGCGAGACTCCCGCGCCGGTCCCCGGGCTAAACATGGCCGACTTTTTACCCACCCCCGCGGTATGCGGTATACAATATACAAACGAAAGAATATTGCGTAAATCTGACTCGAAACGAAATAATATTGCACAACATCACGCGATCATATCGCGTGCGATGCATTCTCTGCCCTCACGAAAGAATATTTCAATCGCGCGAGATAATGTCGCAAATCTTATATGATTATCATCACCATGTGGGGTTGGCTTTATCTCATGCCACACAAGGCCATCTGGCCAATCACACTGGCCACCCATCAGAACCGAACGTCACCACAGCCTGCCCGTGGTCTTCCCGCTGCCCTCTGCTCGAGTGGCAAGTCTTGCAGGTCGAGAGGAATGGGCCCGACCAGAACAGATCCTCGTCCCCGCGGTGCGGGACAGCGTGATGAACCTCGGTCGCCTCGGTGACGATGTCCCGCTCCTTGCACCACTGGCAAAGAGGCTCAGCGTCTAGCTGCGCATGGCGAAGCCTGGCCCATCTGGCCGTGTGATAGAGGCGGCGCCAACGGCGAGCCTCGTCACTGCGCTGGTCAATGCAACGTTTCGCTATCGGCATTGGCGTAGGGCACGTCATCCTCGTCCTCGTCGAGCGCATAGAGCGCTTCGTGAGGGAACGCCGCGTGCATCAGCTTGTTGGCATCGTCGAACCACGCCACCAGGGCAACGCCGCCATTGCCTCCTATGACCGTCATAGCGGGGCCGCCCGACAGCAGCGCGACGATACTGCCGCTGTCGTAGCCGGAAGCGGAAGGAAACATGCCGAACGGGGTGTGGACGCGACTGTCGTCGCTCATCAGGTGCGGCCTATGTTGTTGCGGATGTCGATCACGGCCCAGACGGCCAGGGCGCAGCCCAACGCTACGAGCACGCAGGACCACATGGCGCGGCCTGTAGGTGGACGGCCCCGGCACCGATGGCCATGAGCCAGAACCAGAGAGCGAAAGCGGGGAGCATCGACACAGACCAACTGTTGAACCGGACAGCAATGCACGCTATCCAGCCGCTATGAGTGGAAAACTCGAAGCCCTTCGTTCCAGGTTGCTGGCCGCACAGCGATCCCTGATCCGGGCCGCTGCCGATGCAGGCACGATCCCATCCGACAACACGCTGCGCAAGATCTCCGACATGGAGGTCACGATAGGCGCTGTCGAAACGATGATCGAAGAGCAGAAGAAGTAGCTGGAGCTACGAGATATCGTAGCAAAGCATGTGACCGGGCCGGGCTTGATACCGGCTGCCACAACGCTCGCCGGTCATTGGTGTCGGGTACGGGATTCGAACCCGTGATCTTCAGCTTATGAGGCTGACGAGATGGCCACTTCTCTAACCCGCTTCAAACTGGTCTAGGTGGTCGGATTCGAACCGACGAGCTCCGCCTTCCAAGGGCGGCGGGAACGGCCAAACTTCCCCACACCCAGAAGGGTGATGGGTCGCGGTCGACTATCGTCCGTCATGATCCACCTCCAAAAATACTGCCGCTGTTCCCTAGCCTATGTCCAAGACTAGGCGTGGCTTCGGGCCTGCAATATGACGGGCGCCATAGGACTTCGGCGTCATTGCCAGGGTCGGCCGCTCGCGGCGCTCCACGCTGGAATCGAAGAGTGGAACAGATGAACCAAAGTCGGCCTGAACCGCTGTCCATACCTCTGTACGCCACCCGCTCGCTGGCCTAGGAACCCAGCGGCCCGGTTTATACCCAGTTACCTCGTAATCTGCAGACCGGGCGACCGTCACGCCGAAGCGCGCTGCCGTCGTTGCTCCCGGACCGAGTGCAAGCCGCCATAGGCGCATGCACGATCCCGCCAATCCGAAGCCTGGTCCGATATTTAACGATCACAGGGCTAAGTTGCGGTCGGCCACCCAGCGTCGCGGTTTATCAGTCCGCCGCTCTGATGGCGCATTCAAACGCGCCGGCCTCGACCACACCCGCGGTCATGCGTAGGGAGGCCGGCGCAGTCGCGGCCGCATGGCAGCCGCGATGGGTAGACGATGGCGCGGGGCTGCAGTCCCTATGTCCGGACGTCGTTAGGCGCCGGGGGCCATCGTCTATGGGTATGGGGCGGCTCCAGAGGTGGCCCTTAGACAGCGGCGCACTGGAAGGCATTCACCCCAAGCGGATGGAGCATCAGCTCCAATTTCATATCTTCACTTAATCCGCTTGGCGGTATGTTCGAATTGTGGCAGTCTCAAATTCTGATTTATCTGCAATTACTTGGGCATCACTCCAATCACGCTGCTTTTGGCACGTCTTCGTATTTGATGTGCCCAAGCTGCGTTGCCACGGTGTACAGCGCCATCAATGCGACGGCCCGCGCCGTCGCTTCGGCTCGCGCCTTCCCGTTTGAGCCGAGCTCGCGTCCGACCACCTCGAGCGTCGCGCCGTCTATGCATAGCCGCTCGAATGGCTCAACCACTGGGCCAAGCGCCGCCTTGATACGGGCCAGCCGACGCTGGTTGTCTATCATGGCGTTTACGCGCTCGTCGCCTCGCCACGCCTTGGCCACCGGAGCGGCGGGTCGCATCGTGTTTTCGTTGGCACTGGTCTTCTGCACCGACGGCATTTCGCTGGCGTAGCCAGCCGCGGTTATCTTGCGCTCGCCCTTATAAACCAGAGCGCCGTCGGGGCGGACCCATGTACGCTGGTCCATCTGCACCGGCTCCATGCCGAGCGACGAGCCACCCAGAAGAGCCTGGCTGTTGGCGCTCGACTCGATACGGCGATAGGCCATGGCGTATTTCAACAGGTGGCGCTTGTCGTCGTCCAGCAGCGCGCGAGCCAGTGGCCAACCATTGTCGTTGTCCGGCTTGCCGTCCCAATCCTCGCCTAGGATCTGACGATGCCTGGCGCGGTACCCGGCACGTCGACAAGCACGTGATTCCACCTTCTCCGCCGCGGCCTTCTCCTTGCGGTGACGGTCGACCAATTCCGCTGATGCCTCGGCAAGCTCGGGATTGGCCTCGCGCCACGTGGTCTCG